TCGCACGCATCCGGTGCTGTCTGGATTATGATCCGATTTTCTGGCACTGTGACGAGCATCACCAATCCACCCATCACTGGTAGTGCGCCTATCTGGATACCAGGTAGTAACGGCATCTCTAAGCTCTACACCAGCTGCACATAACCAGGGCTTCATAACTCAAGCTCAGGTACTATCCAGCGACAAGTAGCCTCATCAAAACCAATAGAATTATCAGGCTTTGGTGCTATAAATGCATCACGTTCTTTGTCGTAGGTATAACCAATTCCTGCAAAGTTATATCTAATTTTTCCATTGTATGAAGTCTGAATCCATGAGCCACCAAGGCCAAGATCATTAGCCAAATAATCTGCGCCTCTATATTCTAATTCATTATCTACAACTAAAACTCTTACAACTAAATTGTTTTTATCTATCTCTGCAAAATGTGCCATTATGCCGCATACCTAACAATAATAATTCCTGAAGCACCATTACCGCCAACAAAACTAACAGTTCCACCACCACCGCCACCACCACCGCCTGTATTAACAAGTGCGTTTGTTGCGTTTGTTGTAGAAAAACCACCATTACCACCGCCGCCATTAGCACCTGACCCTGTTGCACCACCTGTATAAACCGCGCCACCGCCACCACCTGCATAATATCTAGTAGAAGAAACTAATTGTCCAGTGCTTGTTGCAATACCCCATGAAGAAAAATCAGTAGTGCCAACACCACCTGCAGCATTAGTGCTAACTCCGTTTGCGCCGACCGCTTTGTTACCACCGCCTGCACCAGAGTAATTTCCTGCATCACCTGAACCGCCAGCAAAACCTTGTCCTGAAGTTCCTGAACCACCTGCTTTAGCAGAACTATGTCCACCGCCGCCACCTGAACCACCATTAGAACCAACGGCTGTTGAATCACCACCACCACCACCGCCAACTGCGGCAGTTAATGATAATAAACCACCTGTAACGTTTGAGTTAGTGCCATTGCCACCACCACTACCAACTGAACCTGCACCGCCAGCACCAACTGTTACTGTGTAACTTCCTGGAGCAATACTTTGTGTAGCTGTATAAACAACACCACCAGCACCACCGCCGCCGCCTCGATTATTACCACCACCGCCGCCGCCTGCAATAACTAATATGTCAGCAGTTAATGTGGCATTTGACACGTCTAAAGTTCCACTACCTGTAAATAATCTGTAATTAAAACCGCCTGAAGTAAATAATGTGCCGCCGCTTACTACCGCCCGACCATCAGGACTTAAAATACCTGCGACTATATTTCCTATCATTATGCAACAGCTCCTACTACATACCAGGTATTAGCAGCGGTTTTTAAGCAAACTGCAGTTTTGTATTGTGCAAGTGTTGGTGATGCTGCTACTGCTCCACCACTTAAAACTGTTGTAGTGCCTGGTGTTACTGCACTAATTGTGCAAGTGCCAGCACCTATGTTTAATACTGTAAGAGCAGTACCCACTGGGAATGCTACTGAAGCATCGGTAGGAATCTTAAATGCAATAGCGGTTGCTTTGTTCATAATTTCTAATACTTGATATTGATCTGCAAGTACGGCTGTATAATCTACTGTGTTGGCCGTGCCTACTGTAAAGGTTATTAAACCATTAAAGGTTGCAGCTGTTAAAACATCGCCTGTTACGGCTGGTAATCCTGTGGCCATTATATCTCCTTAATAAGATAGTACGTTTTGTCCTAAGACACCGTAATCTACGTTGCCTATTATAAACCCATCTATGACTGGTTCTAGCGTTGTAAAGGTAGTTTTCCAACTATTTGGGGTTATTTTGTTGCGTGTGCCAAAGATCTGCAAGGTTTTTTCTATAGTAGATCCACCTGGTTGGGTGGTAATTACCTTGATTGGATCAAAGAACTCTAGGTCCAAGGCGGCTATGACACCAGTAGTATAATTAGGAGTATAAAGATCTAAGGTAATAGCATCACATCTGATAGAAGTTTCAGCTCTACTAGCCACATAAGCCCTAGCCCAATCTAACGCCACTGAATCACTCTGCATCAATAAATTGTTTAAGAAATAACTATGTAAAAAATACTTGTCTATAGATGCTTGATTTAATGCTACCTGTTCTGTGCCACCGGATCTAGTAATAGTGGCTTTATTAAATACTAATACATCGTTTAAGATCCATGATGCATCAAAGTATTCTATCCCTGTGCCGTTATCTGCAAATAATGTAGGTGTAGCACCAATAGAACCAACAGTTACTGAGCGGTCTTGGAAAACAAAACTTCCACTGGCATCAATATACAAAGCACCATATTCTGAATCTGAGACAGTAAATAATGCTGTTAATGCTGTGCGATTAGTACCAGGATCTGCTTGCATGGTAGTTAAACCTGCATCAACATCACGCATGGTTGCAGGCCATGAGATCTGATCTAATATTTGATTAACTCTAGTGCCAGATAGGTTGCCAGCAGTAGCACCTGTAATTGTGCTGATTTGTGCTAATTGCGCTAGTCTAAACGCATCCACAGCTTGTATGGTTGTTATTGCTACATCTTCCGATGCTTCTCTAGGATAAGTAGTTACATAAGATGTAATAAATCCTGAAAATATAGGGTATGTAACTCCTTCATAGGTTGCAGTAATTTGCACTTTTTTCATTGGATCTAAAAGGCCCGCATATGGACTTGTTGGGTTTTGTGGATTAAACTCACCTGCTTGATCTACTATTCTTAAAGTTAAACTACCAGTTTGAAATTGATCGCTTAATGCAGTACGACCACGATTAGTTTCAATACTATTTATACGATCTGATACATCAACAATTACAGCTGCTGAATCGGCAAATATGTTTGTGCCATAAATTGCTTCTCCAATTATTGCAGCCTGAGCAAAACTAGGTCCTGTAGAGAAGTTAATAACAGCATTTACTACAGGTACTGTCATACCAAGAATCCGTTAGGTACTGTTGAATAACCTGATCTGGTTGCTAGTTGTATGCTCTCTGCTATGGCCTGACTTAGTTTGTCGCTACCGCCATCTATAGTAAGTCTTACATCCATAGGGCCACTAGTTGAAGCTCTTTGGGCCAACGCACCCGATGTAAGAAGATTTAACATATCTACGTTAGGTTTAGCAGCTGCTAGAGAATCGGCTATTACTTTTCTTAGATTTTCTTCACTTGGGTTTGTCAATAAGTTTAATTCATTTTGAATAGGTTTAGTAGATTCTGCAATAGCACCAATACTTTTTCTTAAATTTTCTTGAGTTGGATTTATTATAGTATTTAAACTTGTTAATTGTGGTTTAATAGAATCTAAGATGCTTCTAATAGATCCCCTTAATACTTCCAGCATTTGCTCAAACGAAGTTGTTAATTTACCAGCTGCATCTGTTAATTTCTTTAAAGCTTCTGCTGCTTCTAACTCGGCTAATAACTTTTTAGCCAGTGCTTCATTGTTATCTAGAATGGCTAACTGCGCTCTTAGGCGTAGTTTAGTTTCTTCATCGGTTGCATTGTTTAAAGCTACGGTCAAGCCTATGCGCTCTAGATCAAACTTCTTTTTTAACTCTTCTACGTTCTTATTTTCTATAGCATTCTTAGTAGAGATAATCTTGTATTCATCTTTACGTGCTTTAGTTGATTTCTCTAAAGCAATTCTATCTGCTAAACGTTGCCTACCTAATGCTATGTTTTGTTCTTCACTTAATGGTCGCTTGCTAGTTAAAGCCCCACCAATACCCATTGCACCTACAAGGCCAAATGCAGCTACAAGCGGTGCAGGGTTGCCAGTACCGGCAGATGCTCCAGCACCTAATAACAATATAAGTGGCTTAAATGATGGGCTGTTGGTAATGGCACTTACTTTGTCTAACAGTTTAGCCATCTGTACTACTGCGTAAGCTATGTTATCGCCCATATTCCTAAAGTCATCGGCTAGGTTAGATACAGAATTATCTTTGCTTAATATGGTTAGTGCATCTACTAAACCTTTACCTATAGCCTTAGTAGCATCATCTGCACCCTTTGCAAGTACATCCATCTTGCCGGCATAGGTATCTAATCGTGCTGCAGCTTGACCACTAAAACGGCCTTCAAGTGCTGCCATGATTTTATTCATGTCACCAGTAGCAATTATGCTTTCATCAATGCCAGTGTTTAATGCTCTAATAGATTTTGTTTGACCTCTAATACCAGCTGAAATAGCACTTACTACAGTTGATAAACTTTGAGTAGTGCCAGCACTTGTATTTAATGCGGCTTCTAATGATCTTTGTGCTAGATCAACTGATCCGGTGACATTTAATAATGTCTGGAATGGCACACGTAAATCAGTTAATATTGCATAGGTTCTCTCTAAACCTTTTATGTAATTTTCAACCTCAGTAACCCTAAATGCGTTGCCTGTATTTTCTAGCTGTAAGGCTAAAGACTTGGCTGCTAGTTCATCAGCTGCAAATGCATTTACTGCTTTCTTGCTAAATCCGACTATTGCCGCTGCACTAAAGGCTATTCCAAAGGTACGTGCTAAGCCTTGTAATTGTTTATTGAATACGGATACATCCTGCTTGGCTTTTTTAAGAGCCTTACCATTCCAGGTTGCTAATGCCGAGACGACTACATTGGCCATTAGGCTGCCTTCACTTCTGTTGCTTTATTAAAATCTATTGCCTTTGTATTGATTGTCTTTACAATTGCTGCATAAACTCCAGGACTCTTTTTAGCCCAAGCCTTGTAGATTAACCGGCCTTTAGTTTTACGGCTACCACTACGCATACCTGGCAATTTAGGCTGTGCTGTCAAAGGTTCTAACTTAGTAACGAATTGGTATCCTGCAAATGGATTGTTTGAATTGTAAGAACGTGTGGCTCTAGATTTGCTTTTACGAGTTCTTTCCTTTTCATATGCTACAACTCCGCCACCTTCATGAATAGAAGTAAATGGCGCACGGCCTTGTGGATTAACTCGACCAGCAGTCTCATAGATACGACCAGCGGCACTAATGTTGTACACATAGTTTTCTACTTGAAAACCGTTCTTAAATTTCTTGTTCTTGCCTTCTTTATAGCCTATACCACCTTTAACCATAGCGGCTTCATATTTAGGGAATGGTCTGTAATCTACTTGTGATGAGATTGGCTTAGACCATCCAGATAACATCTCACCATTACCAGGCACATCACTTTTAGCAGCAGCTTCAACATCACGCATTAAAGGTGAGATGGTAGCTCTAATGCGTTCATACATATCATCATCGTAAAATTGTAAACCCTTTAGGACATCCTCAACGCCTACGACTTCTGCTGGCATTTTTGATCTCCCGACTTCTATCCGTTAATACTTGGACTATGGCCCTAAGCATTTCAGGATCCATTTCAATAAATTCTTTAGGCGGTATTCCAAGTTCCACAGATAGCGATGCCACCATGTAGGTCATAGAATCCCGCTGTGTTATTTTTTTTCTTCTTCTAATACCTCTACAAGTTCTAGACTGTCAATAAATTCTGTACCAAATAAAGGTATGGTGACATTAGCCCTACGTAAGCACTCCCACGCTAACCAATAAATATGGGTCTGTTGTTCATGCTCACGTAGCATTTTGCTAATACCATTGGACCACTTCAACTCGAAAGCGTACTCGACACCCGGAGTAATCTTATGTTCTGTAACTTCTCCGTTAGCCCTTGTTATCTTTAGCTTTGCCATTGTTACTCCTTAATTAGAACGCCACTGATGACGATACTGTTAATGCGGAGTTTAGCGTAAAGGTCACGCTAGAACTAGCAATTTCAGAAACGCCGCCTGTACCGATTGGAGTTAGGTTATTTACCAATACTGAGAATTGATAAGTTGGGTTGGTTGCTGATACGGCAGTACCTTTAACAGTGATTACTGATACTGTTAAAGTTTGACCGAAGGCTGCATTAAGTGTTGTCATAACTTGGCTTGCTGACCAGTCATTGAGAAAGTCGATGGTAAATGAACCAGATTGGAGTCCAGCTGCGAAACGGTGTGCGGTGTCAGACATTGTTGTCACTTCAAGTTCATCTACGATCTGGTTAATAACTGCGCTGGTGACATAAGAGCTAATGTCAATAGATGGTACAGTAGGCGCAGCGGCAGTAGCCAGTTTAACGCCTACATTGTTATTTAAGTATATGGCCATGTTATTCCTCTTCTTTTTTAGTTTGTGCGGTTGGTTTTGGTGCTTCTTTTATTTGGCCTATCTTGATTAAGAAGGCTAAATCATTTGCTTCACTCATTTTAGCTCCAGCTCGTTAGGATTGATACGGTGATTTCTGATGTTAATAAATCTCCACTTGCCACACTTGTAATAGCTGGAGCAGAGACACTTGATATGTTTAGCACCAAAGATGATGCTGCTAGTTTGTTTACTACTGCCACGATAAATGTTTCCATACCGGCTAAATTGCCTTGGTTATCAAATGCTGGTGCAGTTATTAAAACCTTAAAATTGGCTAATGGTGCTAGGCCCACTTGATCGTTATTGCTTGGCACAATATATGGATCTGAAGGCGTGATAACCACGCTGTTTACTAATAATGTGGCTGGTGGGTAGGCAAAGGTAGACCAGACCCCAGCGTTTGATAAATCTGTGGCTAGAGTGCCTCGTAGAGTGGTTATTGCGGCTGGCATTAGCCGACCAGTGAGTTAGGATTTGAATACGGCTGGATGAGACCACGCACTCTGTTAATCAGTTGATAACCCATCCGATATGGGCTTGCACTGATCCCATCCATGCCTACCCCACCAGTCTGGCTTACTTGACGTGATTGCCAGATGTCTACAGCTACGATCATCGCAGCCTCTCTTATGGCAGGGGTCGCAGTGTAAACCTGTGTTTTATGCTCTGGGCCAAGGGCTCGGCCGTATGGTTTTACAAAATGAAATGGGTCGTCTGCAGCTGTTTTTGCATATTGAATAATGCTGTAGCCGTTTGGGTTTGAACTAAATGCGTATGTGCTCCAAAATGCTGTGCCGATAGATGCTGGCACTGTTGTACCTGGGAATGATCCGGTTAATGTGTATGTGCCATTATATGTCGCACCACATTCGCTAATTATTATTGATTGACCGGCAACAAATATGCCGGGGTTTGCTAGAACTACACTTGCTACATTGTTGCTAATAGATGTGCCCACTACTGGAGCATCATTGTGCCAAAGATATTTAGAAATTAAATCCTCTGCCGATTGACAGCACTCTTCCACGGTAGCATCACTGTATAAACTTCCAATACCTAAGTTGGTACGAAGTTCTGCCTGTGTGACCATTGTGGCTGCCATACTGTCCTCTCTTAAAAAGCTCCCCTGGGGCTAGGGCTACTAAACCCCAGAGGATTATTAAAGTATTGCTATTACTACGCTGTCATGTTGTAGCGTTGTAGACCGCCAGACACAAGTGTCTTGGTTGCCATGTATCCGTACAGCATCAATTCGATTTCTCCTGATGTTGGTACGTTAGTTGAAAGTCTTAGTACTGGACTCTCGTAAATTGCGATTGCTGATGGCACGATAATAAATGCTGAATCATCAATAGTTGTAGACACCATGTTGGCATCAACATATAGATCTAATCCAAGCACATTGCCACGAATTGATGTTGGTGATGATGTACCGCCAGCATTCATTGGGTTTTGTGATGTGAAAATTGGACGATCAGTCGAATCTTTAGCACCGATCAATAGAGACCATTGTGAAGTACCAGCAACGTATGCAGTTGCTAGTTCACCGGTTGCTGCGTATGCAGCTGGGCCAGCTTGTGCAATAAATGCTTGGATTCCAAGGTAGGTAGTAGCTTGTGATGTTGCTAAAGTGCCCCCTGAAGTAATTTCAGCAATAACGGCAGCATCTGTAGCTTTGTTGTACGCACGTGTCATGTTGTCAAGCATCGCTTGGAAAAATGCAGGATTATCAGATGAACGCTCTAACAATTCTACTGAATAGCGTTGTAATCCAGCGTACTTCTTAACAGTTGCATTTACGTATGAAGATACGATACCTGTCTCAGATGGTGAGCCACCTTCTGCGGTTTCTGCAACAGTACCTGAAGTTGTAATTTTTGGATGTGAGATTGTCATGCCTGAGTTAGGAATAACTTTAGCTCCGCCACATGCTTCGATGGTTGGACGTGATCCGATAAGAGTATCTATAACAGTTGTTGCATAAGATACTGGTGAGAATGCTGGGTTGGTTGAGAATGAATCATCGGCTGCAGTTACTTTCAGAGCCTTTGCATCTTCGCCTCTTACCCATAGACCAGCTTCGTGATCTCCTAATTGTGCCTTAACTGCATATTGCAGATACTTAGCTTGTGAATTGATTGGCGTACGTGGCTCAGCATAGATAGCAGCACTAATTGTTGGACGTGCGGCTTCTACTGGAGCAACCTCTGCCGGTGTAACAGTTGGCTCTGGAGTTGTATCCAAGATAGCCTCACTTTCCGTAGTAGTTGGTGTTGCATCTGCTTCGCTTTCGCTTGCA